GTTCTGATCCGCTTGGCCTACGATAAGCCCATCGAGAAGAAGGCTGCTGAACTTGTTGAGAAACTCCGGAAGAAGGGCTTGGTCGATACCGAAACCTGTTTCCTCACGGGATTCTGGTCAGGGGTCGATTGGGCGAGACACCTGCTGGGCACCATTACCCAGGACTCGTTGGACTACATGGACGACAAAGGGGGCGAGTCGAATGGGGAGTAGGAAGAGAGGGATGAGACCAGAACCACAGCCTCAGCCATACGCCCCCCACGCTTCGAGTTACGGTAGAAGAGGGCGTACAGCGTGGACCGAGTACGTGGTCAACGGCTTCTCGAAAGACTGGAAGCGCTTCTTGCTGGAGCTGCCCAATAGGACGTTCTACTCCCTTGCGGCTTCTGGCATTGTGTTGCCGGGTCAGCTACTCTTCCGCACCGAGGAAGACATCCTTGCCATACCCGGCATCGGGAAGCAGGGTCTCCACTACATCATCGTCGGGCTGGAACAGGTTGGCCTTCGACTCGCCGAGTATTCCCCAAGCCCACTTGAGGTAGCATCGGAGCTGCTGCGAAGAGCAGCGGAGGAGGCTGGATACCATGGGGAATGACCGGCTGCCGATCCAGTCCATGAAGGACGTGACGCCCGGCACCCGCCTGCGGATGCTGCTCTACGGCGACCCGAAGGTGGGGAAGACCACCCTCGGTGTCCAGTGGCCTGCCCCGCTGATCTTGGACTTCGACGACGGGCTGCAAGGCTTCGCCGGCAAGAACGTGCACCGGATGTGCTGCGAGTCGTGGTCCGAGTGGAAGAGCGCCATCCGTGAACTCCAGCTACACCAGGCCCTCCGCTACGAGACGGTGGTGGTGGACACGCTCTCGGCAGCGCAGAGCCTCGCCATCCAGGACATCCTGCGGGCCACCAGTCACCAGACGATGGAGATGCAGGACTGGGGGCTGCTGCTGCGGGAGATGCAGTTCGTGATCGACACGCTGTTCAGCCTGCCCACGCATGTGCTGGTACTCTGCCACGCCAAGGAGCATGAGTCGAACGGCATGATCGAGGTGCGCCCCGACCTCGCCGGCCAGACGGCCGGCTACGTGCAGCGCGCCTGCGACAGCATCGGCCACCTGCGCTCCTACGTGGACCGCCAGATGGGAGACGACGGCCGCTTCTCGGTGAAGAGCACCGTGCGGATCGTCAGCTTCATGGCCGATCACCGGGTGGCCGGGAACCGCTGCCGGCTGATCGACCAGTGGATGCACAAGCAGGGGAAGGACGAACTGACGACAGAGGAGCTGGCGAAGATCGCCAAGGAACTCCCTCGCCGCGACCTGAAGCCGGCGAAGGCCGGCAACGGGTCGATGGCCCCGCCCGAAGAGACGGAGGAAGGAGCATCGGATGCGACTTGACATGCGACGCCAGGCGGCAAGTGAAGGCGCCCACAGCAAGGAGAGGACCCCGCTGCCGCTTGGCTTCTACCGCGTCTGCATCACCGACTACGAGCTGACCACAACCCGACGAGGTACCGGACGCCTGCGGATCATGTGCACCGTGCTGCTACCGGAACACTACAGCGGCCGCAGGCTGTCGTTCGGCATACCCACCGACGCGGACAAGCTACAGTATGCCCTCCCGCTACTCCAGGCCGTGTACCCGACCCACGACTTCGAGCGCAACGTGCTGGACATGAACAACGGGTGGTCGTCGTTGGTGGGAGAAGAGATCGGCATAGAGATCAAGAAGTACCGGGAGGGCGAACGCGGAGGGCGCTGGCCCGACATCGCCCCGTGGGACGTGCTGCCCCTCAACGACCGGCGAGTCCCGCAACCCGCCTCCGCGCACGCATACCGACCTCCCGGGCCGGGGCTGCCCGAGCCCGACGTTCCGCCCGACGACCCGTACATGAGCGAGGAGGTGCCGGTGGACCCGTTCGACGACGGGGAGAGCATGTTCGGGGACACCATCAGCGAGCCGCCGCCGGAGCATGAGATGACCATGCCGCCCGACTGAAGGGGGTCGCCGTGCAGGCCATCGACTACAGTCGAGTCATGCCCACCGAACTCGTGCGACAGCACCTCAAGCTGTACGAGGAGCTTCTCAACGTGGACAAGGGGAGAGACCCCGACATCGTGCACAAGCCCGAGGAGTACGTAGCCCACTGCCGCCGCACCCTGTGCCTGGCAGAGCGAGGGCTCCTGTCGTGGTGGCAAGTGCGTGGCTTCAACCTGCCCCAGGTAGAGGCGTTGGGGATCGGGTGGGATCAACAGCGCCAACGGTACATCTTCCCCTGGGAGGCGGAAGACCGGCTCATGGGGCTGCTTGACCTCGACCCGAAGACCGGCCGTTGGCTCTGGTGGGGATCGACCACAAGCCCCGTGCTGTGGCGACCCGATGCGCTCTCGCAGGGGATGAGCGTCTTCCTCTGCGAGAGCGTGCTGGACGCCTGTACGCTGACGCGCCTGGGCTTCAATGCCACCTGCCTCGGGAAGGACCCCTACGCCTACGATGAGGCGGCTCGCATGATTGCCGCTCGCTCCGGCGAGGAACCCTGCTTCGTGCTCTTCACCGAGCCGGAGCCCGACAGCGCCCACGTCCTCGTGGACATCGTGAAGGCCCTGCGGTTGGCCGGCGTTGCCGTGCAGAGGATCACCGTACCATCGCAGGGTCTGCACTCCTGGGTCCGGTTGAACCAGGGACTGGAGAGCCTGAAGAACCACATCTCCCGCGCCAACGACCTGAGGCTGAAGACCTCGGAAGAGGACCACCCGAAGAACTGCCCGCGCTTCCCCATCGAGAAGCTGCTACCCGAAGAGAGCAACTTCCTCACCCTGTACTACCGCTGGATGCGAAACAGCGTCTCCGCCCCGGCCGAGTTCATCTACTACGGGGGACTGGTGGCCCTGTCCACAGTGCTCGGGCGCCGCACGGCCGTCGAGTGGGGCCCGAAGCCCACGTTCCCCAACCTGTTCGTCATCTGCATTGGCGAGTCGGGACGCAGCTTCAAGTCCAGCGCCATCTCCGGCGTGTCGGAGATTCTCCAGCCGCTGGGGGAGAAGGTCGCCTCGCTGCCGGAGACGGACATCAACAACACCTACATGCTGCCTACCAGCACGACGCCGGAGGCCTTCATCGCCCGTCTGTCTCGGCGCAACCCGTGCGCCTGGGGCGTGCTTCTCTGGCCCGAGTTCAGCGTCCAAGTGCAGACCGCCCGCCGGGAGTACATGGGAGGCTGGTTCGAGCTGCTGGCCCAGCTCTACGACAGCGAGGGGGAGTTCACCAAGGACACGCGGCAGGACACCTTCGTCGTCCAGAACCCCTGCATCAACCTCATGGCCGGCGTCCAGCCCCGCTTCTTCTCCGAGAAGCTCCCCAGCGAGATGCTGTACGGGGGCTTCCTGCCACGCTTCGTGCTGCTGGCTCCCCAGTGGGAGCACTACTCGCAGGAGTGGAACAGCAGCCCGCAGCCGCGCGACCGTCACATGCGGGAGTACCTGCGGAACTTCCTGCGCGGACTGCGCGACCAGTGGAACCGACCCGAAGACGACCAGCCCACCCACCTGCTGCGCTTCGAGGAGGCAGCCCTGACCCGTATCGGACAGATCGGCACGAACCTCTTCCACGCGCCGGAGGTGGAGGGAGACGAGTACCTGGGCAGCTTCTACGCCCGGATCCCGACCATGCTGGTGAAGCTCTGCATCCTCCTGAGCATCGACCTGCAACCGCAAAGCGATACGATCCCGCTCTCCATCGTGGAGCTGGCGGAACCCCTAGTGAAGCATCAGCAGCGTCTGGTGCGGTGGGTGCTGAAGGGCCGCCTGGAGGGAGACTTCCAGCGTATCGTGGCCGTGGCGCAGAAGTTCATCGAGCGCTGCTCGGAAGCGCGTGTCGATCGCGGGAGGCTGCTGCAGCGAATGCGCTGCACGAAGCGTCAAGCCGACGAAGTGCTGGAGTACCTGGAGAGTACGGGATACCTGAAGGAGGCAGGGAAGACCGTCAGCGAGAGGTGACAGCAAGAGCCCTCCCAGTGCATCGGGAGGGCTCTTCCCTACTGCTCGGCCATCGCGTCCACACGATACTCCGCCAGTTCCAGTTGCAGCAGCAGCTTCTCGTACTCGGGCGACAGGTTGGGCTCCCCAGTCGGCAGCGCTTCGGTCGGTAGAGCACAGGGCGCCGTGGAACCCATCGACAGCTGCGCTACCCCGAACACCACCAACGCCACCGACAACCCCCCCACAATCGCGAGCAACGTCAGTAATGCCAGGGTTCGTCTCATCGTCCGCGCTCCTCGATCCGGTCGAGCTTGGCTTCGATCCGCTCCATGACCTTCGACAAGCGTTCGTAGCGCTCAGTGCTGACCTGCTGCAACACGTACCGCTCGTCCAGTTGTTCCGTGTCGTGGTGCAAGGCACAGTTGCCCTTGTGCTCGTCCAAGCTGGACTTCACCACCTGGAACCCTCCGGCGGCGCCGGCCACCAGCACCGCCACGGCAATCACCAGCGACAAGGGCAGCCTCGTCTTCTCGGAGATCGTACCCTCTGCCATCACTCACGGCTCCCTTCAAGCTCCGCCAACTCGCGCTCGAACCAAGTCTGATCCCCGTAGCTGGGGGGCGTGTAGTAGTACCGATGCCAACGCACGTAGGGCTGGTTCTCGTACCACTCCTTGAAGCCCCTCAGCTTGCCCGCGCGCAAGGCGTCGGCGATCTCGTCGTTACGGCCGGCGTCCTTCGAGTACTTGTTCCCGCGACGCTCCTCCTCGATGAACTGCAGTTCCTTGTCGAGCGACTCCTCCGCACGGTCGAGACCGGACTCCAGGCTTTCCCGCTGCTTCTCGCGGTCAAACGGCAGAGCCCTCAACCCGAAGCTGCGCCACGCTGCCGTGGTCAAGCTCGGGGCAGAGTCCCCCGCCCTCGCTCCCTGGTACACGGCCGGGAACTTGTAGACCAGTTGGCTGAACTCGTCGTAAGCCCGCAGCAGCGCCTCACCCGCCGGCAGGTCCACGAGCTTCGACCCGACCACCGTTGGCACCTTGCCCGTCGTCCGGTACTTCTCCCACTCCTTGATCCATGCCCGAGCGAACTCCTGCGTAGACTGCGACCCGAACAACGCAGGCGGCAAGACGTTCATCCACAGGCGCGCCAGCACTTTCTTGCGTACCACGCTGGGCGGATCGTCCTTCTCCACGTAGGAACGGCCCGTGAGGGTGGACTGCTTCGTGCGAATCTCCTCTATGAAGTTGGCAAATGGGATACTGAGCATTACCCGATCCGCCAAGTCCTCTGCCCTTGCCCCGAGGCTTGCACTGGGGTCCAGCGGCAACGCTTCCCGCTGAACGAAGAGGCTTCCCATGTCGAACATGTCGCCCCAAGGCAACAGGTAGCTGAGGTTCGTGATGAGAGCCCCATTCTCCCCAGGCACCCGCAGGTATCCAGACCTGCTCATCCAGTCGGAGAAGTGTGCCCGCTCCTCGGCGCCCTGCCGGTCCATGTTCTCCACGGTCTGTATCAACCGCCCCCAGTTGGCGAAGCGGTTGGGATGATCCAGCGCCGCCTGGAAGGTGATCGGGAGAGCCTTGTACGGAAAGGCGATGAACGGTACGAGGCCGTAGCCGCGCATCGCCTCAATCACCGGCGGGACCCGGCTGTACTCCACGACCGCCTTGTTGGCGATATGCTCGGCAGCCGCTTGGGCCGCCAGAGCCTGACGGGTCCACGGTACCCACTCCCCCTTGGCATTCATCATCGCCACACGACCGTCCGACAGCTCCCGCGCCTTGCCGACCGCGAGCCGACTCTCCTCCAGGATACGCCCACCACGCTTCACGAACTCCTGCGACAGGTCACTGTGGAGATCGGGAGCCCCCACGATGGCGCCACCGGCCTTCTGGAAGCGCTCCATCAGGCGCTCGAAGATGTACTTGTGCGGGACCGCGGACTGCGTGTCTTCCGAGAAGGCCCACATCCGACCGAAGCTGTCGAAGATCGGGTCGAGCGCCTCCTTCAGTTCGCTGGACCAGGTGATCTTGTCCGCGTGACGGGCGAAGTTCTTCCTTAGCCCGTTGGCGAAACCCGCTCCCTCCTCGAAACTCATCGCTCGGCTGGAGCCCAGCTCCTCGCGGGCCAGGGCCCATTCGCTGTCGTCGCGCCAGATGCCGCGCAGGTCGTTGAACGAGACCGGGAAGCCAACGGCATTGTAGGTCTGGATCACGTTGGACAGGATGTTGCGCGCCTGCCCGCCCAGGTTCCAGACCGCCTTCCCGAAGCGCCACTTCGCCACAAGGTTCGTGTACCAGTTGCGGTTCACATGCCACTCGCTGCTGGTCAGACGCTCCACAATCTCGCGCGGGAAGAGCCCCTCTCCCATGATGGAGCCGTACATGCTGTTGTCGGGAAACGCCATCGAGCGCCACTTGCGGATGCTGTCACGGTCGAGCACCTGCTTCGCGAACTCCCAGTTGTTGTCCACGAGGTTCATCACGGCAGTCACTTCCTGCGCCCGACTGCGCCCATGCACCACAGGGAAGAAGCGACGCGACAGCTCCGTGTAGCTCTTGACTCCGTACTCCTGAAGCGCCTCGGGGGGCAAGCCCTGGAACACCCACGCCCAGCCTTCCTCGACGGTGCGAACGCCCGGCATTCCTCTGATCGCCATCTGCTGTATCTGGTCGCGCAGAATGGCTTGTGCCTGGAGGTTGGCCTGGGAACGCCCCTCCAACAGCGCCGACTCTTCCATGCTCAGGATGCCCAGAGCTTCCGCCAACTCGGGGGAAGCCTCGCGCATCTTCAGCAGGCCCTGTCCTGGGTTCTGCCCCTTGACGAGGCGGAAGTTCCGCACGTGGGGGCGTCGGGAGTCGGCGATCCCCAGGAACTCCAACGGACCAACCTTCCCACCAATCCGTCCCTCCAGCACGGCGGCCGCCTGCGGGTCACTCAACTCCAGCATGGCCGCCATCTCTTCCGGACGATAGTGCCAGGCGTAGCTGCGGAAGCTGTGCATCGCCGGAAGAAGCTCGCGCCTCACACCCCCCATCACTCGCATCGCGTTGAGCGAAGTAGCGAGGTCCTGCTGGTAGAGCTTCCAGCGCTCTGCGACTTCCTCCACGGTCTTCCGAACCTCGCCGCCGAAGTTCTGGCCGACATCCTCCCACTGGGACTTCAGCGCGCTGTCCCGCAGATCGCGCAAGGCTCCCACGGCGGGGTCGTCCAGGTCGTCGCTGTTGAGGAGGCGGAGGAAAGCCTCGCTGGCACTCTCACCCTCGCCGACTGCTCCGAGACGCTCCATGACCTTCGGGCCTTCTTCCATGAAGCGATCCCAGGCAGAGAAGCCCCCGCGCTGGACCAGGGACTCGATGTGCTCAATGACCGGGCGCCAGTCCTTGCCTGCCCGCGTGGCGTAACGCCACCAGGGCTTGTTGTACGTTTCGCCGGCCTTCTCGTAGAGATACCGCAGCACCGACTCCGCGTTCGTCGTGTCCGGTACCTGATCCACCAACCGCCCCGGGAGTCTCGTCTTCACGATCTCGCGGATGTCCTTCAGTGTGTTCCCGAGAGACCTCGACACATGCCCGGCATTGGCTGTCGCCTGCTGGATGGCTTGACCCAGGGCTTCGTAGGTCATCCCCTCCTCGGCTGTCGTCGGCAGGTGAAAGCCTCGCCACAGCAGACGACGAATGCCCTGATCCTGTCGGAGCATCCACTGGTTAGCGCGATACGACCAGGACCGCTCGATACGCAGCAGGTCGTCGGCGTTCTCGGCCCCAGCTACCGCGAAGCGCAAACGCCCTTCCAACACCTGGGAGATCTTGCTCCCGAACTTCAGTCCGCTGTCCTTGAGCAGCTTCCCCACGTTGGGGGAGAAGTAGGTCGAGGGGTCCAGCAGGATGTCCATGCCCAGGCCCAGCGCTTCTCCACGCGGCATCTTGGCGACGTGCTGCAACATGGCGCCCGGCATGTCAACGCCGATCCGCAGCCACTTCCGCGCCATCCAGTTCCCGAGCCCCGGCTTGCCCTCCGGGGCCAGCAGGTTCGACCAGGGAGTTAGCGCTGCCAGCACATCCTGGTTGTCGTACAACGTGGTCGAAGCCCAGCCCGGGTGGTAGGTGTGCAGGACCTCGGCATTCGGCAAGATCACCGGCTGATCGTTGAGCGGGTCGTAGGTCCCTGCGACCTTCTTGTAGACCGCAAGTGCCGACTGCCGGATGAACTCGGGGAGCGCTGCCTGCATCGCAAAGGACGCATCCGCCGCCCCGTAGGCGATCCGACGCATCCCCTGCAGCGCCTCGTTCCTCCGGGCAACGGGCTCGGGGATCACGCGGTCCTGCCAACGACCAATCGCCAAGGCCGCCGCCGCCATGGCCGCTCCAGCGGGTGCCTCGATCCAGTCAACAGGCCGCCCCTGGAACCCCATCTCCTCGTCCAGGCCACGCGCCGCGCGCTTCGCGTGCCACTGGATGACCTCATGGGCCGCCATGGCCGGCAGGGCTCCGACGCCTGCGTAGACCAGCGCGTTCAGCCACGCCGGAGGGTTCCAGTACCCACGCTCCATGCGCTGACGCTTGCGGAAGTCGGACTCTTCCAGGAGGTTGCCGAGGAGAGACTCCCCGCGCAGAGACTTCAGCGGGTCACTGGGAGATGGAGAGGGGACTCCCCCGCCGAGCAGCGGCATGAGGTCTGCTATACCAGCAGTAGACGCATACGGGTCGTAGCCCATGGTTACTCCAAGAAGAGCCGTTCCAGAATGCCCGCCACGTCTGGCACCATCTGCGCGATCTGGCCGAGGATGGTCCTCTCGCCCATGCTCAGTTCCGGCTCCCGCGTCAGCCTGGACTGCACCATGAGTTCCTGCATCGGGTCGGGCTGTCGGTTGATGATCTCGGGCGGGGTCCAGTTGCGCGCCACACGGCCTATCCTCCGACTGACGCTCACCCGTTGCTGAGGGGGAGCCGGACGGTAGGTCTGCCCACGGCCCATCCCCGCAGCGATCCCGATGTGCCCGTAGCGCCCGTGCCCTCTCACGTACTGCACGACATCCCCGGGCAACACGGTTCCATCCGTCACCCGCACACCACCCGCCTGCGCCAGTGCACCACCCATCGAGTTCGCGTTGCCCATGCCCTGGTAGAACCCGGGCGCCCCAACCTTGACGCCCAATCGCTGCACCCAGGCCGCACAGCGGCTTCCGCCCTCGGTGAGCCGACCTGTACGCCCGTACTCGACGAGGCCTCCGAACAGCTTCTTGCGGGTCTCGTCCGGGAAGCGCCAGATGACAGCATTCCCCCAGTCGATGGGGTCCTCGCTGTAGCGCGGGGTTCCTCCGGCGGTCTTCCAGCTTCCCACGATCACCGCTCCGGCAGGAGAGGGCATCGACGGCCGCGCCGGTCCCGCAGGAGCCCGCACCGACTGAGGAACAGACGGTCGTGGAGGCCCCTTGGGCCTGCCCGCGACTGAGCTTCCGGCGAACGGAAGGTCGGACATCCTACTACCCCCTACCGTAGCAGGCGTTCTGAGCCATTCTGTGGGCCTGTTGACGAGGCCCCGCCCCCTTGTGCCACTCCGGCACCCGCAAGCGCCTGGAGTAGCCCAGAAACGCGCGGAGCGCTACGCTCCAGGATGCTCCAGATAAGCGCATGTCCGGTGGGCTTCGGACCTGCAAGATGCTGGAGCAACTGCCCCTGCATCCCAGGCTTGCGCGAGAAGCGGCCGGTGGCTGTGTCTCGCCCCTGGCCGCGCCCCGCCCCGGTGATCGACTGGCTGTTCGGTAGCTCGATCATCAGAAGTTCATGCTCGTAGGTTCGGGCCGCTTGATGAGGCGTCCCTCTCTGTCCACCCGATACTGTGACTGCAGATCGGGGTCAACGATTGCCGGTCGCGGACCAATCCCTCTCGACGCTCCCTCCGACTTTCCCTGGACCAGGTTCTTGCGGAAGACGTCTATCGGAACACCATCGACCTGCTTGGTGTATGGGTCATAGACCACACCGAGCTTGTCGAGCAGTACTGCAAGCCGCCTCCGGGCATCACCAACGCTACTAGCAGCAGCGGACAACTCGCCCTCAGAAGCCTTCCCGCTACCCTGGAGAAGTTTGAAGGCTTGCGCTGTCTCGTCCACATCCTGAAAGGCGGTCACGAGCTGGTTCGTCAACCCCCCCGAGTTCCTGTCCCCCCCCAAGATAACCCCCATGCGTTCCGTTTCCGCGCTGTAGGCCCCCGTGGCAGCATTCTGTTGCGCCGCATCCGCCATCGCAGCTTGGTAAGCCTGCTCGGAGATCATCCCGCTCTCCCGGTACGGACGAAGAGCCCTCTCGGTGATGATCTGCTCCGTCGTCATGTCACCCTGTCTCCTGGTGGCGTACCCCTGAGCCTTCTTGAAGTACAACTCGGCAGCGAGGTCGGCAGGGAGCGACTGCAACTTCAGCCTCTCGGCATCGAGCTGCATCTTCGCAGCAAGACCCGCGAGCTTCGACAGCTCAATCCTGTCGTTCAGCGTCGCGACGTTGTACCTCTCCCGCACCCATGCCCCGATAGTCTCGGCCATCTTGATAGCCCGATCGAACGAGAACAACATCTTCGCCCGACCTTCGGCGTCTTGTCTCATCTGAAGTTCCGGGATGCTGATCTTCGACATCGTCTCGTCAAACTGCCGGATCATCTCCTTGAGCGATCCGTCACGAGCCATCTTGTCGAAGTCCTGGCCCCTCAACGTGGCTTCAAAGTCCCGCTCAATCCCAAGCTCCTGAATGCGAAACGCCTCTCGCTGCTCTGCCGGTATCTGGCCGAAGGCCCACTCCTGAAACGTCTGAGCCTGCTGCGCCAGATCGGCTCCACGCTCCTGAACCGTCGCCCCGCGCTCTTGGACCGTTGCCCCCCGGCGTCCAAGCTCTTCCGAGAGCGTCTGCTGTCGCTCCCAGTTCTTCTGCTCCTGCTCCATCTGCTGACGCTGCACGCGACCCTGCGCGTACCCGGCCGCCAACGAGAAGAGCTCGTTCATGGTTCACCCCTCATGGGTTCAGAGGATTGTTGTAGTACGACGGTGGAGTCCCCGGAACCGTGCTTCCCACAATCGGGTACGACGCCCCGCCACTGAAGAGGTCCCCGAACGCGCCCGCACCGAATGCCTGCCCCAACCCCAGCAAGCTCCCCCACAACGCCTGCTTCCGCTGCGCCGCCTGCGCTGCCAACTGCGCCCCCACCTGCGCGCTACCCTGCAACGCCTGGTTCGCGTTCGCGCTCGCCCACGACACCGCGCTCGGGTCCAGACCCATCATCGGCATGATGATCCCCGCCAACGCTGCCTCCCGAGCCTGCTGCAACCCCAGCATCTGCGACGTTACCTGCTGCTGCGCCCCGATGTACTGCTCGTTCATCTTCCCGGCCAGCTCCGCGCTCGCCCCCGCCGCCAGGCTCCCCGACGCCCCGCTGATCCCGAACCGACTCCCCAGGTTCTGCTGGAGCATGTCCATGTTCTGGCGCCCGAACCGCTCGATGTTCGTGCGGCTCTGCTCCATGATCTGGCGCTCCAGGTCGTAGAGCGTCGTGTCGAAGGTCCCCACCCCACCCCGTGGAGGCAAGTCGAACTGCGGCTGGTTCGCCGGCGGAGGCGTGGGCGGAGGTGCCGGCGGAGGCGTAGGTGCTGGACTCGGTGTGGGCGCAGGCGCGTTCGGGAAGGGGTCGATGCGCCACCCGGTGTTCCGCTGATCCGCTACCGACGCAACGTCCCCGCCGCCCGGCGGGCGAGGGGCAGGGCCGCGCACAGGTGTCGTAGGCGCCGACTCCCCAGGGCCAGGAGACTCCGGAGAGAGCCCCGGTATCTGGTAGCGCACGTTCGGCGTCCCACCGTACCGATCCACGAAGGTCTGCACCAACCAGGGCACCAGCTCCCGCGACATCCCCGACTGCCAGATCTGCTGGTCCCAGTAGTTCTGCACCCCAGGCCGCGCGATGTCCCACTGCTGCCGCGCCATCCGCATCAGCATCTGCTGCGCCTGGGCCGACATCGCGCCGGCACCCCCAGGATCACTACTGCCAAAGAGCGCTCCCATCACCGACTCCTAACCGGACAGGAAGAGGTACAGCCACTCCCCGTTCACGTAGACTTCGATCCTGCGGTTCTCCTTGTCCAGCCACATCATCCCTTGGCGCGGCTCAGTGGGCTTCTCGGTCCTCAGCCGTGGCGGCCGCTCCTCGGACTGGTACTCATCCACCAGCGGGTTGAAGCCGATCTCAACCGGCAACCGGCGCTCGGTTGCTGACAAGGCGCACCTCCGCTTCCACTCGATACAGCGCGACCTCCTCATCCGCCGACCCACTCAACTCCATCCGCAACTGGCGCCCCGGAGCCGGCCGCGGACGGTACCGCACCAGCGTCTGCTCGGGCACCTCGTCGCCCGCCCTCTCGTTTCGCATCGAGTGCACGTACTGGAGCTTCGCGCGCCCCTGGTCCGCGTCCACCTCCACGACCGCCAGCTCGTCCGCATTCTTCACCGCCAGCGTGTACCCCGTCACGACCTTCTCGTCTACCGGGTTCCCGCCCGTGAAGTCCCCCAGCTGAACCAACCACGGGATAGCTGCCGTGTTGTCCGTGAACCCCGTGTCGCTATCCCACACGAAGCCGGAGGCCGAGTCCCCGCAGTACAGGCTCCACGTCTCAGAGTCCCCGCGCAACGACAGCGCGCACTGTATCTCCCAGCCCGTCAGCTCCACCCACCCCTGCACCCGCAGATCGTACACGATGCACTTCGTGTTCCGCGTCTGGCCGGTGGGCGTGTAGAAGAAGTAGTAGCGCATGTTGTAGATGACGCCCACGGACTGGTTGCGGTAGCCGTCGCGCACGTCGTCCAAGTGGTCCTGCACCGCGTCACTCAAGACCCGGAAGCCACTCTGGTCGAAGAGCACGATCTCCTTCCCCGTGTACCAGATGATCCCATTCTGGTACTGGGCGATGCTCTTGTGGCTCATGCACCCCAGGTCCCGCGTGACGGACTGCAGCGTGAAGTCCAGGAAGTTCGTCCCCACCAGAGCCCAGATGCTGTTGCGCTTGAAGATCAGCAGCCGGTCGTTGAAGACGCACAGACCCCGAATGTGGTCGCCCTCGCCGTGTGCCACCCGGATGTGACCTCCGGCGTTGGGCTCCGTTTCCAGCAGCGTGAGGTCGGGCACCACCTCGGGCGACTCGTAGTTCGAGAGCCAGATTTTCGCCGGGTTCGTCGTGGTCCGCGCGTACACCATCCGGTTCTTGAAGCGCGCGATGAAGCGAGCATCACTCGGCGGGTTCCCCCGGGCGGTCGGCTCCTCCGCGCCCAGGAGGTGCTCGGCGTCGGTGTCGGTGTAGGTCTGCACCCCCGAACCGCTGTCGTCCATCGTCGCCACATGGCGCCAGATGGAACTGATCCCGCCCTTGCGGTAGATCTTGATGTCGTTCGCAGCGCTGCCGGAGGTCGTCATCCTCAGACGCACCGACTGGTACTGCCCGTCCCCCACTGTGATGAGGGCATCGGAACTGCTCTCTCCCTCAAGCCCCGTGGTCGGGTTGTAGTAGCTGTAGCGGTACAGGTACTGGCCGACCAACCCGCCCGTGTAGACGATGTGATCCACGTAGACCGTGGCCGCACTACCGTCCTCCAGCACCTCGAAGCCCCAGTAGCGAATCGCGTCCTTGCCCTCGCCAGATGTCGTGCTGCTGTCGGCGATGTCGGTGAGATCCACGAAGACCAGTTGCCAGGTGTTGGCCTCGATGACCTCGATGGTCCAGGTGTAGTCGAAAGGCGCCCCTGCTGGCGAGGTCTCCCCTATGCCGAACGCGACCAGTGCACCCGTGACCGTCCCTCGCATCCAGAAGGCGATCTGGCGCACCCCGCTCAGGTCCACGCCGGTCGTGTTGTCGTAGTACACACGGTCCCCGCGACTACTGCCGGAGGAGATGCTGATCTTCAGCGAGCCGGAACCGATACGCTTGATCGCCGTCTCCTGCGCGATCGGCGTGTTGCCCGCGTCCGTCGTTGCCCAGTTCGTCGTGTCGTTGCAGTCCTCAAGAACCGTGTACCTCGGCTCCAGCACAGGCGCCGCAGCAGGCTTCGCAGGCGCGTTGATCAGGAACCAGTTGGTCCCGTCGTAGTACCAGGGCCCCCCACTCCCCGAGACGAAGTACACCTTGTCGTTGAACGTCACGAAGTGCACGTCGCCCGAGCCGGCCGCCAGGCTTTGCGGAGTCGGCGCAGTGGTGTCCTTCACCTCCGTGAAGGTCCCCGCGCTGGCGTGGTAGAGCTTGCCGCCCACCACGATCAGCACCTTGTCCGTGCCGGAGATGGGGTAGTACTTGTGCAACCCCTGCACCGCCCCGCCCGAGACCTCGGAGCTGTTGTGCTTGCTCCGCCCACTCCTCAAGCGTAGCGCGCCCCGATCCAGGTAGAGGTTCTGGATGGAGCGCGCCACCTGTGGACCCAGTTGATCCGCCGGCGTCCTCTGGTCCATCCCACGGAAGTCGGCGAACGTGATCCGCTGGTCGGGCATCAGGAACCGCCCCTCGTCATCGGCTCTCGCGGGTTGCCGCCCGTCTGCATCAGGGCCATCATCATCGAGCCGTTCACGTCCTGGAGCAACGCCGCCGCGCCGTCGAAGTTCGCGTCGCGCTTCAGCATCTGCGCCGCCGCGTACTGCCACAGCACATCATGGTAGTAGTCCGGGATCTCCGGCTCGTCGTCCTGCTCGATCAGCTCCAGCGGCTGCCGCACGTAGGTGAGGCGCAGCGCCTCTGCCAGCGCAGCGTCCGGCGCCGGGTACAAGCCGAACTGATGCACCCCGATCATGTACCACTCGGTCGGCCAACCCGTCCCGACCGAACCGGGAGCAAAGCCCGTGTCGGTGCGCTGGGAACGCGCGATGCGCTTCTGGTCCGTCTGGCGCAGCGGGATGTACGTCCCAGTTGCCGACCGCTTGTACTCCACCTTCAGGATGTCCAGCGACCGGATCGGAGACCGATACACCGGCTCATCCTCCACCGCGTCGATCAACCCCACGTCGTTCGCGAACAGCAGGTAGTCGTTGTCCGCGCACGAGATGGTCGTGCCGATCTGCACGGAGATCGAGTTCTGGTTGAGCGCCGAGATGCGCTTGTCGGAGAACTTCCGCGTCAGCGTCTCGCCGGGGCTGCTGCCCCCGATGTTCAGCACGTCGATCCGGTCTCCGACCTTCAGGTACTTCACGGAGTCCACGTAGAAGACGTTGCTCGCCGTCTGGGCCCCGTTGATCTGTGTCACATGGGCCTTGAGGTCTTCCGTCACCGTGAGTGGGTCAGTCACCAGCAGGTTGCCGGCCTTCACGATGGCGTTCTGCGCGTTGTTGATGAGACGCCGCACCGAGGACGGGGAATGCCGATCTGAGTTCTCGGCATTGGCCGCCTGCATCGCGTGCTCGACCAGCTCGGAAAGTACCATGACGGAACCTCCTCAGTCATCTACCGACAGGCCCGCCTGCCGCTTGTATGCCCGGATGGCGTCGCCCATCCGGCTCCCGTGACGCACGGCTTCGCCCGACGCCTCTTGCTGGATCATCTTCCCGAAGTAGCGACTGCTGTCCTGGATGAGGTCGGACTGCTTCTGCGCTGCCTCCGCCTTCATCCGCGCGTTGTCACGGTCCACGCGCTCCAGCACACGGGCGTTGTGCTGCCTCCGCTCATGCTGCTCCTTCGTCAGACGATCCCGCACCTGAATGCTGCTCATAGCCGACTCCTCTGGTCCTTCCCCCCGGGAGGAAAGGGGGTGATCCCCCCGGGGGGACCCCGCGCCCACCTGCCCCGCGTGTTACATCAGGCCAGGCTTCGCCCCAATCGCGATCCACGACACCTTCGCCGCCGTCGCCGCCGTCGTCGGTGTAGCGTTCGTCGAGATGGAGGTCGGGATGGTCACGTACAGCTCGATCTGCCCGGGCTCGGTGGACTGGTCCGAGATTGCCGCACCCGTGTCCATGTGCGTTGCAGTCGGGAACTGGTCCAGCGTCGCCCAGACGCCGATCACCTCGGAGAGCCCTGTCTGAAGCTGCTTGTAGCCGGAAACCGTCTCCGACCCGTTCATCACAAACAGGCGCTCCCGAGTCGCCAACTGGCTGAGGTTCAGCTCTTCGATTGCCATCGTGGGTGCCTCCTTAGCCCTCGGTTGCGCCGGTGATCTTGCCGTGCGCGTTGCGCTTGTCCGTGCCCAGGTTGGCGTAGATGTACAGCACCGCCTCGTAGGCATCCCGGTCCTGGACGCGCACCAGCCTCGACCCGTCCATGTCCATCCAGTCGAAGTCCGCCATCTGGTACACCGACAGGTGCCGCGTGTTCAGGAAGTACCAGTTCGTCAGCGGACAGTCGTCGTCCACCAGGATCGGAATCTCCTGGCTTCCGGCCGCGAACGTCAGGACACGCCAGCCGCCCCGCAGCACCTGCGGGCTGAACTGCACCTGCGTGTCGAAGAGATCGAAGTACGCGCGGCGCCCGCCCTTGGTCGTCACGATCAGGTTCGGGTCTTCGCCGCTGTTGGTGTTGATGCCGTCCACCGCCGTCAGCATGGCCGCCTGCGTCAGCGCACCGCCGAGGGCCCGCTCGTAGGCAGTCCAGAACTCCTCGCCGCTCGTGGCCGGGTTGAGGCTCTGGAGCGCGCCCGCGCTGTCGGCGATCAGGTCGATGCCCATCATCTCCAGGCCGCCGGAGGCCGTCTTCGCACCCGCCCGCGTCACGATGGCGTTGTTCTCAACCGTGACGTTCTCGGACGTGGTGAACACCGTCGCCGAAGACACCGCGCTGACCTTGATGTTCTGGGCCTGGCGCGTCGTGCCCGCCGCGTCCCAGATGTCGATGAGCATGTCCTTGTAGATGCGACGGGTGGTGCCCACAGTGGAACTGACCCCGTTGTCGCAGGTGATCGACGCCGCGCCCGTCACCGCTCCGTTCACGAGACAGAGCGTGGCCGCGCCCGTTCCGAAGAGCTGGCGGTTGATGTCGCGCTTCATCGCCTCGCCGCACCCCGCAACCGCCTTCTCCAAGGCGTTCGCAAAGGCGCCGACGCTCGTCCGCGTCGCCCGGATCGTCTGACCCGTGAGGCGCAGCCGCCAGTACACGTACCGCTGAGGAATCACACAGACCCGGTAGTCCTCTTCGCCCGGGTCGGGGAGGGCTGCGTTCTCGGCCGCGGCACCGCCGCCCTGGTTGTTGGCCGCGTGCAGCCCGATGGTGAAGTTCTTCCCGCTCACCGACTCCTCGTCGCGCTTGAGCTGAGAGAAGAGCGGGACTGTGTTGTTGATCTGACACCTGAGACCCGGCAGGTACAGGGTCTTCAGGAGGTTGTCCAGCGTCGTCAGCGTGCTGGTTGACGCCATCTCGGTCTGACCTCCTCGTGGTCGAATGCGAGGTCAGACAGGTGGCCCGAGCGCCGACTACCTGAGGTCTGCCAACCCGCCCGCCCGGGCGAGGGCTGCGGCCGCCGCCTGGCGCCGCTCCGTGTCACTCATCTGAGCGATCCGATCCTCGATGCGATTGGATGCTCCGGCTGCTGTCCTTCCACCTCGCACGTCTGGTGTGAGCGAACCTGCCTCGCGCTTCAGCGCCGTGGTCTGTTGCAGGCTCGCGTGTCGCTTCGACAGGTAGGACTTCAGGATCTGATCCATCGTGGCGTTCGGGAAGCTCGCCATCGCCATGCGAACGTAGTCCAGAGCCAGGGGGTCGCGCTCCAACTGGTAGCGCTGCAACCCCGTCGCGATCTCCTGCTGAAGCCGCTGCTGCTCGATCTGAAGGTCAGCCTTCTCCTGGCGCTCCAGGACCTGCTTCAGCATCGCACGGTCTTCTGGGTCAAGCTTCGTACCTTCCGCCTGTCGTGTGGGCAACGGGAGCGGAGGGTTAGGGTTCTGGTTGTAGCTGTCCACCCCGTAGGGGCTCGACTGCGCGTTCTGCACCATCAACGCCCGCTGGAAGGAGTCCACAACCTCCTGGCCGTTCCGCCCATACTGCCTCGCCTGGTCGAGCAGAGGCTTCCACTGCTCCAGTTCCGCCTGGGCTGCATCACGTGCCGCTTTGACCCGTTCATAGGCCTCGCGCACCACGAACCCAGACTCCGGCCCCTTGGCCGGCACCCCAGGCTGCTGGTCCTCGACCTCCTGCCGAGAGTACAGCCGGTCCAGCCCCTGTCCGACGAAGTCTTCCTCGCCTCGCGCTGTAGGCGTTACAGGAAGCCCCTGTGGCGCATTCTGTGGCACTCCGACGCCGGAATCGGGTTGGAGCCCCACTCCGTAGTCCGGGGGCGCTCCAGCGCCCTCCAGAGCCCCTGCCAGATATGCCTCCACATCATCCAGGCTCGGCATCGCCTCGTCGCCGCCGGCCACACGCTCACTTGCGTAGTCGTCCAACGGCACCTGCTCGCTCCTGTCCGCAGCCATCCTTCAGCCTCCTGGCCTCATGGCTCGACGGCTACCCTGCCGCCGGCAACATCATCATGGGCTGCCCCACGGGCGCCCCTTGGGCCCCAGCCGGAGCCCCCAACTGCTGAAGCCACTGCACCAGCATCTCCAGTCCCCCGGGCTGGGAGACCATCTGCTGCAGGTGCAGCATCACGGCCTCTTCCACCGTCATGTTCTCCTCGAACATCTCGCTCAGGTGGCCCATCTCCAGCGCCTGCAGCACCCGCTGCGTCACCACCGGATCACCCGGAGGTCCGAAGAGACCGCTCTGGTAGAGAGACATGATCTCCTGCCGCTTCGCCGCGAGCGTGTTCGCTTGAGCACTCCTCGGCTCCACGTACACGTCCACGATCCCGTGCAGGTCACTCCCCGTGAACGCGATCACCTGCGGCTCCTTGCGCTGCCCCACCAGTCGCAGGTAACGCGGCTCCGTGTAGTACTTCTGCGCCACCGCCAGCAGCATCCGAGACACCCGCACCAGACCGTCGTCGATCATGTCATACGTCGAGCGCAACGGACTGTTGTCTGCCTCGTGCAGCAGCTGGATCGCGATCCCGTACTCCACGTTCGGCGGCGTCGTCCCCCGCGTCACCTCATGCTGGTGCGTGAGGTCCATGAACATCTGATAGCTCTGCTGCAGGATCGTTCCCATGTACGCGGGCATCTGCGGCGCCTGCATCACATGCGGCGGCATCGCCCCGCTGTACTCCCAGAACTCCCCGGGCAGGTTGTCCCCCACGATCGGCGACAGGTTGGTGCCCCTCGGGACCAGCACCTTCGGGAAGCTGCTGTAGTCGCGGGCCTCCGCCAACTGGCTGATCGTCCGGTTGAACTCCTCCTGCATCGGGCGCACCGACTCCACCATCCCCCGACCCCACACCGTCCCCGGCACCCGCTCGAACGGCACATGCACCAGCGGGACATCGTTGAACGGGAACGGGTTGTGCCCATCGTGCACCAACACGCTCCCCACCACCAGCACATGCCGGCCGCTCGGGAACCCCTTGCTCGGGCGCTCCCAGTACTCCACCACCGGGATGTCGTCCTCAACCTTCTCGCTTACCCCGAAGAGCGCGTTGAGGTTCTGCGGATCCCCCGACTTCGGTACCCGGTCCGGGTTGAAGCCCGGCCCCTCCGTCAGCGTGTTCGCCGGGATGCCCAGCGCTGTGCGAGCCACCGTATCACCCCACGCAGCCCGCACATCATCTCGGCTCCTCCGTCGCGCATGGATGACCCATGACGCCTTGTCCCACGACTCCACGCCAGGCTCAGGGTAGATCTCGAAGGGGTTCACGACCTCCAGCAGCACATCCCCCTCCGGCAGCTCCTCTATCGCTGCTTCGCTCTCAGGACTCCCCCCAACGCCCCCACTACCCGCTGCCTCGATGCTCTCGGCCAGGTACCGCTCAAAGGGGGCCCGGGTGTCTGGTTTCGCGGGCCGGGCACGAAATGCTTCCGCCCGGTGTGGAGAGAGAATACCTTCGCCGAAGGGTGCGAGCGGCCTTTGAATGATCGAACGTCCAGCATACGCATCCCACCCGACTCGCCAGAAGGCCGTCCCACACACCGCCTGCCAGGTGTAGAACTCAGCCTCCAGCGTTGGAGTGAACAGCCGCCGGCGCCAATGCTGCAGGAGCTTCGTGCCCAACCTCGCCGCCTGCACGTCCTCCTCTTCCGCCGTCGTCGGCAGGCACGTCACCCAGGGCTTGTGGCTCATCGTGCGGCTCACCTGCGTCCGCACCGCCGGCTGCAGCAGGTTGTAGACCAGGTGGTAGCGCATCTCCGCGTCTTCGGCCTTCTGAATCCACCCGGTCCCGTCAGACCACCCGATCCACTGGTAGCCCAGGAAGAAGGCGATGTTCATGTACGCCTGGTTCTCCCAGTCGTGCCGCGCCATCGAAGCGTCACGGTACCGCTGCATCACTGCATCGGTGATCGCGCGCTTCCTGTCAGGGCTCTTCTGAATGCCCGGGTCGGTCGCCAGGGTACTCATGCGCTCACCTGAAGCCGTGCTACCTCACGCTCGATCAGCTCGTCCCTCAAGCTCTTCCTTCCACGCCCTCCCCTGAACTTCCTGCCATGCTCCCTCTCGGCCTGCTTGCGGCACCGGCTCTGGATCGTATCTCTGGGGGTTGCCTCTTCCACCTTGAACCCCTCGAAACCGCCGATGCTCTGCACCCCGTACTTCAGCGCGTCCACCGCGTCGTCGTCACGATCCACCGGCTTCCCCGTGCTCACACCCTTGCGGACATCATACTGAAGCGCCTCAGTTTGGTCAATGGCCGTGGGGCAGCTGTCGAAGAAGTAGAGCATCGGGCGCCGCGTCAAGTTCCCCTGCTGATCCACGTTCCAGTTCAGCAACGTGCGGATGCGCGTCACGCCGGAGTTCACGTCGTTGAAGCCCGGGATCACGTTGTCCAGGTACATCCGCACTTGGTCAATCACCGGCAGCCCACCCGTGATGACCCTCGCCTGAGTAGACGGGTCGATCGCCGTGTGCAGGTACTTCTCGCCGATGCTCAGGCCATGCACCATCTGACACTGCTGCGCCAGGTCCAGGTCCGTCGCCACCCACTCCCGGTACACGTAGAGCTTCCGGTCGAACTCGTCCACCGCGATCCACAGGCACACGAAGGGATGGTTCAGCCCGTAGTCGATGGCTCGCAGCTTCGGCCACTCCTCAGGAATCTCGAACGGGCGCACCACATGCACGTCGCGCCGGAACTTCGGGAAGACCGCCCCCTGCGCCGCGATGAACTGCCCCATGACGTACATCTTGAACTCCTCGTCGGGGTACTCCATCAGCTCCGCGAGGTAGTCCCGTGGCAGGTAGCGGTTCTCGAGGGACGACGCCGAGATGGCGAAGTAGCTGTTCGGGTCCCGCTTCATGCCCTCGATGAACTTCTGGTGCAGCCACGAGGATCGGGGCCCGGGGTTGCTGGTCGTCCAGCCGCGACGCGAAGAGCGCCCGCGACGCAACCGAGACGAGAGCACCTTGTACGCGAAGTCCATCCCGCTCTCGATCCCCTCGTCCAGGTAGAACCAGCCCAGCTCCTCCGACAGGTAGCGCGAGGGGTCGTCCATGTGGCGGAACATGATCTTCGAGCCGTTGGGGTAGATCAGGTCCTTCGAGGTGGCGATCCACTTGCACTTCCCCTCGGCCCGCTTGTCGCCGATGAGCGGGTTGCGCTCGGGCGGCAGCACCTCGCGGAAGAAGACCTCCATCGTGGAGTCGCGCAGGTCGTTCCAGATGCGGCGCCCGATGATCCCCAGGTTGTCGGGGTACATCTCACACTCGATGTTGGCGGCCATCCCGCCGACCACGGACTTGCCCGACCCGTACCCGCCGAAGAGCCCCCGATGCTTGGCGCGGCTGGAGAGGAACGCAGCCTGCGCAGGCAGCGGATTGGTAGGTCTTCGAGTGACCGGGTGCCGGAAGCCGATGTAGATGTCGGCCGGACCGGCGTCAG